TTAATTGAACCGAAGTATAAGTTTGGCACGATCACGGATCCTGGGGTTACCCTTAACAGGGTTTTCCTTCAGGAATGGTGTCGTTTCATTCGAAGTAGGTTCATCCCTGACGTAGAAGTACATACAGGTGAGAAACTCTTGGACGTTGGGACCGATGTCCTTGGGAGACCATCAGTGTTGCCCTTAATGAAAGCTTCGGCCGATCTCCCGAACGTTGATTGGGAGAAAGGGGAAGTTGGTCCTTCAACCTCTTTCGGATGTAGGTTCAATTCCGCAAGGCATTGGACCGAAGGTAAGTGGGGATGGAGTCTTTTCCGATACCTCTCGGTAACACCGGGGGGTACGGGGACTACGAAATCCCTATGGACGCTGATGACAGAGGTGGCGGAGGCCGCGCCCGTAGCGCGACAGATGACGTTGTCGTCTGCCGTACTTGAGCGTATTAGATCGCAAATTAAGGTTTTCAAAGCGGATGGAGATGTCTCCCAAAAGGAGATAACCCTTCGGAAGCGGAGAGAATACCCAAATGGGTCTAGTAAAAACGGCCGACTATCTGTAAAGATAGAACCCGCGGGCAAAGCCCGGGTTTTCGCCATGGTGGATTATTGGACGCAAGTTGCCTTGAAGCCCCTGCATGAGTGGATCTTTTCCGTATTACGGGAGATCCCTCAAGATGGAACGTTCGACCAGATGAAGCCCGTGAAACGGCTTCTGAAGGTTGTCTCGTTTGATCAGAAGATTTATTCTTTTGACCTGAGTGCAGCGACGGATAGACTTCCCGTCCTCCTTCAGGGACTGCTGTTATGGCAGTTCTTTGGGCGACATTTTGCTTCAACTTGGAAAGCATTGCTCTGCGGAAGAGGCTACTACTTAGGATCGAAGATCTGTAAGGCAGCTGGTCTCGGAAGCAGAGGAAAGGACCTTAGGTATGCCGTCGGCCAACCGATGGGAGCCTTTTCAAGTTGGGCGATGCTAGCTTTGACGCACCATGCTATGGTGCAATTCGCAGCCTACAGAGCGGGGGAAGCGAAGTGGTTTGACCGATATGCGGTCTTAGGTGATGACATAGTTATTGCCGACGATCGAGTAGCTCGGGAGTACCGAAAATTTTGCGACATGGTCGGGCTTGGTATAGGGATTGCGAAATCCCTGGAGGCGAGGGGTAAAACCCTTGAGTTCGCTAAAAAGTTCTTCTTTCGAGGAGAACTGGTTAGTGGACTTCCAGTGAAGTTTTGGGCAGCTGCCCAACACTCTGCTGGAGTCGCCCATGCCTTATCGGTATGGTACCCTGCCGGGTCACTAGCGAACTTTGTTCGCGCTCTTGGGGTCGGTTTCAAAGGAGCTAGTAAAGTTGATGCTCGGTGGGAGTTAATCCCACGGAGACTGAAAGTTTTACTAGTCCTGCTGACTCAGCCAGCAACCGGAGGCCGCTTTGCGATGCCGACGTGGCTTGATTGGCTCACGTCGCATTCAGCGATCGTTAAGGCGAACTTTGATGATTCGCTTTCTCGATTAATCAGCTTCAATGCTTGGGCCACTGGCCTGATCACTGAAGTACTGACGCCCGCACGGGACCGCGTCGATTCGATGCAGTCGGATATCTTCTTCGCTGAGGAAGGATCCTGGGATCCGTGTGGTCGACTGATTGATGCAGAGTCTAACAAGGCTTCTGTGTCAGCGCTAAAGTCTATCGACCTGGCTGAGGAATCTATGAAACACTTGCAACGGTTAAATCTCCGATTTAATCCCGTCCAGACGAGTGCGATTTTCGCACAAGTCGTAAGATCGGCGGAGAAGGTGGACTTGATCAGCCCTTCTGCTGCTCGAGCACTCAAACGCTCAAAGGAGGTTGAGGTCGCCAAGGTGCTGGAATTCTTCCGGCTCTGGACGCGGCTTCGGCTGAGAATGGGCGTGGGGGTGAAGGCCTGAGTACCTCTCGATGAGAGGGAGGGGGGTACTAGTTCATAGAATAATCTGAACTGACAGACACCGAGGATTTGTCACCCTCAGTGAATGTAGAGTCTGCCTACCGCAAGCACCTGTCCTCGAGTTAATCTCGAGTGGCAAGGACTGCAAATAGTTAAGTGCACTCTAAGCACCAC